TGAAGGTGGTTGGTGGGTAGATAAGATTGATTATGGCAGGTGGGATATTAAAGAGACTGCCAACAAGATTCTTAAGCATGCCAAGGAATACAACGCATCAATAGTAGGGATAGAGCGTGGAGCATTAAAGAATGCGGTTCTGCCTTACATGCAGGAGTTGATGCTAAAGTTGCAGGTGTATCCTAGGATTGAAGACCTGACCCACGGTAACAAGAAGAAGACAGATAGGATAGTCTGGTCACTGCAGGGCAGGTTCGAGCATGGTCAGATTACCTTAAGAGAAGGTGAATGGGTTAAGGAGTTCATAGATCAGTTGTTGAACTTCCCCACCGCTAACGTGCATGATGACTTACTAGACGCTCTGAGTTATATCGATCAGGTATGTACAATGCCTTTTGATATGGATATGGACGAAGAGGAATACGAACCTTTAGACGAGATATCAGGATACTAATATGGGACAAGCAGTCAAAGGAGTTGTTACTAATTTATTTCCAGAGGCGGCAAGCCTAAGAAAAACCTTTGGTGGTATGGAAGTTGATAGTATCGATGAGGGTATGTTGTCTAGTCTTAAAGATCCAGAACTAATGCTTGGTCCTCAAGGCGTAGCTACTATGATGACTAAAGTAAATCCAGAGGTTAAGAAACAATTAGAAAAAGACATGAAGCTTGCTCAGGATATGTTATATCGTGGTGATCCTATGTCTAGCATTGAAGCTCGTACTGGTTTTGCTTTTGATGAACAAGGCAAGATCATGAAAGAGATTGATGATAATGCTGCTACTTTAAAAGTTAATTTTGAAGATTTGGAAAAAGAAAAGGAATATAATCTTGGAGATGTGTTTGACCACAAAGCTTTCTTTACAATTTATCCTGATTTAGCTGACACACGTATTAGGTTTTACAAAGGCGAAGGTAAACCAGAGAATGGTTTTTTTGATATTCAAACAGGATTAATTGGTGTTAACACTAGCAAAGAATCTTTTAAAAAGAAAGACCCTATTGCTTTGACTAATACTATTCGTACAATTCTTCACGAATCACAGCATTTAATTCAACAAATTGAAGGTTTAGAAGGCGGTGGTAATCCTGCTATGTTTAGACCAGGAGGAAAGTCTAAGTTAAATTTATCTGAAAATGAAGCATACCAAAGATATCTAAAACTAATTGGAGAAGCTATGGCACGTAACGTAGCTTTTCGTTATGGTCGACAAAACTCTCGAGATTTTTTTAAAACATTAGCTACTGATCCTGCATCAGTAAGGTATAATATTAATAAATATAGATTGATTAAAAGTAATGGTATACCTTACAAAGCTGTATCTCAAGATGAAATAGTTGACCCATCGTATCAAGACCCGATTGAAAGGACAATTTAATGGCTGACTTTGCTGAAGACAAGATGACAGAACCAGATAAGGATCTGGTAAGTTTTGTTATCTCTCACACTGATCGGTGGCGTGAGTGGCGAGACAATAACTACCAGCGTAAGTGGGATCGCTATGAGCGACTGTACTACGGTGTGTGGTCAGACGAGGATAAGGTTTCAGATGTCTCCAACTACGCAACCAATGCCTGGTCAGGGTATGGCAGCGGTAGGAGTAATGGAAAACGAACGTGTTTCGGTACAAATTAAAGCAATTCATCCACGAAATCTTCTTGTTGACCCCAATGCTGAAGACATTAATGATGCTTTGGGTGTAGCAATCGAGGAGTATACCTCATTGCATAAGGTAGTTAAGGGTATTGAGGATGGCATTTATCGTAAAGTTACCATTGAACCCTTCTATGATGACAACGATCTTGAGCCAACCACCCAGGATTCAGTGTTTACTGATGACAAAGTACGTGTTATGCGCTACTATGGTCTGGTTCCTCGTGAATACCTGAAGAATCTTGAGGGTAAAGACAAGGAAATTGTAGATCTGTTCCCTGAAGACAGCGCTGCGGATGAGGTTTCTGACCTCGTAGAGGCTGTTATAGTCATCGCTAACGGGTCGCTACTGCTTAAAGCAGAGGAAACCCCTTACATGATGAAGGATCGCCCCGTATTGGCGCATAGACCTGAGACTGTGCCTGGATTATTCTGGGGTGTAGGTACGGTTGAGAAGGGTTACAACATGCAGATGGCTATTGACGCTCAGATGCGCTCACATCTGGACAGTCTAGCACTGACTACTGCACCTATGATGGGTATTGACGCTACCCGTTTACCTCGTGGTGCTAAGTTTGAAGTCATTCCTGGTAAGTCTATTCTCACTAACGGTAATCCTGCAGAGATTCTTCAGCCATTTAAGTTCGGTGTTACTGATCCTAGTAACTATGAGACTGCTAAGGGGTTTGAAGCTATGCTTCTGCAAGCTACAGGAACCCTAGATTCTGCTGAGCTAACACGTGCTGCAGCAGGCTCACAGGGCGCTGGTGGGCTTGGTATGTCTTTGGCTATGTCTGCTATCGTCAAGAAGAACAAACAGGCACTGACGAACTTCCATGAGGATTTCCTGATGCCTATGATTACGAAAGTAGCTCATAGGTACATGCAGTTCGATCCTAACCGTTATCCAAGCCAAGACTTTGTGTTTATCCCTGTTACTTCGGTAGGTATGATTGCCAGGGAGTACGAGCAACAGCAGTTCATTGGGTTGCTGCAAACGCTTGGACCTGAGTCTCCTGTGGTTCCTTTAGTACTACAAGGAATTGTTGAGTCATCCAGTCTGGGTAACAAAGAAGAGTTAGTAGCTGCACTGCAGCAGATGAACCAGCCTAACCCAGAACAGCAACAGATGCAGCAGCAACAGATGCAACAGCAGATGGAACTGATGAACGCTCAGATCCAACAGCTTATGGGTCAAGCTGCTGAGTCTAACGCTGACGCACAGGAAGCACAAGCTCGAGCACAGAAGATTATGGTTGAAGCTCAGATGATACCGCAGCAAATGCAGGTAGATCTAATGAAAGCTATTACCCAGAACCTAAAAGAGGAAGACAAAGACGCTTTCGAGCGTAGGGTTGAGATAGCTAAGTTGCTACTGAAAGAACGTGAAATGACCTCAAATGAAAAAATAGTTCAAAATCAGATGCAAACTACTTGACAAATGATTAAATTTATGGTATAATGTATTATATAAATAGGGACTCCGCAATGGATAAAGACCTACAAGAATGTAAACTATGTAAAGAACAGCTTCCATTAAGTTTGTTTAATAAAAACGGACGATATAAAAACGGATACTACAAGCACTGTAAAAAATGTCACTATGAAACTTATGGTAGAGATTCGCATTATAAACGAACATATGGCATAAGTAAAAAAGAATATGAAGAGCAGCTTTTAAAACAGAATTACAAATGTTTGGTATGTGAAAATTTTGAAACAGAAGGTAAGTTTGGTAGATTAGTTGTAGATCATTGTCATAAAGACGGTGGAATTAGAGGTCTTATATGTCAGGGTTGCAACATAGCACTAGGCTGTGTTAAAGATAATTCTGATACTTTAAGAAAACTTGCTAATTATTTAGATGAGTATTATGGCAATTGATAAAGAATTAGATGATTACTATTCATCTCGATTTGAGATGATGTCTTCTAAAGGTTGGAAAGATTTTATAGAAGACGTAGACAATATAATCAAACAATATAATAACGTTCTTTCGTTGAACTCTGCTGAAGAGTTTCACAAACGAAAAGGACAACTAGACATTCTCTACTGGGTTTTAAATCTTAAGCAGGAATCTGAAGCTGCTTGGAAAGAGTTAAACAATGAAGAGAATTTTTGAATTTAGGTGTGTTAAAGATCACGTAAGTGAAAAGCTTGTTGATGATGAGGTCAGATCTATAGAATGTCCTCATTGTCGCAATGAAGCTTCTCGTATTATCTCGTCACCCCGTATTTGGTTGGAGGGCATCACTGGTGCGTTTCCTTCAGCGGCAGATGCGTGGGCTAGAAAACACGAAGAAGCAACAAGAGTCGCCTACAAAAAACAAGAAGCATAGTTTTCAGGTGGCATTTTAAATTTCCTAGAATCCATTGTGGACAGGAGGATAATGTGGCAGCTACTTTTTTTGACCCGCCAGTAGAAGATGATGAGCCAGTAGACCAGGTTACTGAAGCTGAGGAAGAAACTCAGGTAACTCCAGAACCAGAACCGCAACCAGAGCCAGAAGAACTTCCTTCTAAATACAAAGGTAAGTCTTTATCTGAGATTGTCAAGATGCACCAAGAGGCTGAGAAGCTGATTGGTAGACAAGCTCAGGAGGTAGGTGAGGTACGTAAACTTGCTGATGAACTTCTTAAGCGACAACTCGATACTCCCAAAGCGGAGGTAAAGGCTGCTATAAAAGAAGACGAGATTGATTTTTTTGCAGACCCTGACAATGCTGTAAACAAGAAGATTGATAAGCATCCTGCTATTTTGGAAGCTAGGCAACAAGCCTTGGCTCTGAAACAGATGCAGACCTTGAATCGATTACAGCAAGAGTTTCCTGATTTTCAGGCAACAGTCAACGATCCTGAGTTTGCAGATTGGGTTAAAGCATCACCTGTACGGTTACAGTTGTACGCACAAGCAGACGCCCAAGGCGATTATAACTCTGCTGCTGAGCTACTAAGTACCTGGACATATGTTAAACCTAAAGCTGCTCCAGCACCTGCTGAACAAGAAGTTAAGAAGCAGCAACGTGCAGCAGTAAAGCAAGCTACAGTAGATGTTGGCGGTCCTACTGGTTCTGCACCTTCGAGTAAAGTATATCGGAGGGCTGATCTTATCCGACTACAATTGGAAGATCCTGATAGATACGCTCAACTACAGCCAGAAATTATGGCAGCGTATGTAGAGGGACGAGTTAAATAAACTTTATAAAGGAAATATAAAATGGCGACACGCTTCATATTCCTAAACCCACTCGTGGTAACGCTTCTGAGAAGACTGCTCAGACTCAAGTAGCTTTGATTGCTGCTACTGAGACTGAAGTTCAAGTTCTTATTAACAAGCACTACGAGTACAGCCGACTGATCGAGGACATCGTCGAAGTGCAAGCTCTTTCGTCTATGCGGAAGTTCTACACTGATGACGCTGGCTACGCTCTGTCTCGTCAAGTTGATACTGACCTAGTTCGTCTTGGTCGTGGTATTAATGGCGCTACGGTTGGTACGAATGACTACGCTACTTCGTCTGCTACTACCAATGCTTTTATTGGTTCTAATGGTACGACAGTGTATAACTCCACTACCTCCAACGCTGCTGCTCTGGCAGATGACGCTATTCGTCGCAGCATCCAGCGTCTTGATGATGCTGATGTTCCTATGACGGATCGCTTCCTGATCGTTCCTCCCACCACTCGTCGCACTCTTATGGGTCTTGCTCGCTTCACTGAGCAGTCCTTTACTGGTGAAGCTGCTGGTGCTAACACGATCCGTAACGGTCAGATTGGTGATGTATACGGTGTTAAAGTATACGTGACTACCAACGCTGATACCGCTGCTGGTACTTCTGGTACGGACCGTATTGTTCTGCTGGCTCACAAAGATGCTTTTGTGCTGGCTGAGCAAATGGGTGTTCGTAGTCAGACGCAGTACAAGCAAGAGTACCTCGGAACGCTGTTTACTTCCGACATGCTTTACGGTGTTGCTGAGCTTCGTGATGATGCTGCAGTAGCGCTGGCTGTACCTGCCTAAGTAACCTCTGCCCAGGCTCACAAGGTCTGGGCAGTTTTCTTAGCGCATTAACTTAGTGCTCTAAGCAAACTGTAAAAGGAAACTAAATGGCTATCTATCGTGGTCCTGGTGGTCCTGGTGATGCAACTACTGATGCTGCTAGTGAGGCAGCATTAGTATCTACACTTGTAACTCAAGCACAAACTTCAGCAGCTAATGCTTCAACCTCAGCTAACAACGCTAACACTTCTGCTACTAACGCAGCAAACTCTGCTACATCAGCAGCAACATCAGCTTCTTCAGCAGCGGCATCTTTAGCAGCTATTGGTAGTTCTGTAACCGATGCTGCTAACTCTGCAACATCAGCAGCGTCTTCAGCATCTGCAGCAGCAACTTCAGCTACTAACGCAGCTAACTCAGCAACCAGCGCAGGAAGCTCTGCAACGTCTGCTACAGCGTCTGCTAGTGCTGCATCATCTTCTGCATCGTCAGCCTCTACATCAGCCTCTAATGCCGCTTCCTCGGCATCTTCTGCATCTACCTTTGCTACGAATGCAGCATCCTCTGCTAGCACTGCATCAACTGCAGCAACGAACGCATCTAACTCTGCTACTGCTGCAGCTACTTCAGCAAGTAACGCAAGTACTTCTGCTACAAACGCAGCTAATTCTGCAACTGCTGCAGCGTCATCTGCATCTACAGCTTTTACTGCAGCTACTAATGCTAGTAACTCAGCCAGTGCTGCAGCCACATCAGCAACTAACGCCGCTACTTCAGCAACTAATGCACAAGCATACGAGCTATCTGCTAATGAGTGGGCAACTAAAACTAGTGGACCTGTAGCAGGTGGGGAATACTCAGCTAAGTATCATGCACAAGCTGCTGCTACTTCAGCAACCAATGCTAGTAACTCAGCTTCTTCAGCAGCTACTAGTGCTACTAACGCAGCAGCATCCTATGATTCTTTTGATGATCGTTACCTTGGTGCTAAGTCTTCTGCTCCTGCAACTGACAATGACGGTGACGCATTACTAACTGGTGCTATTTACTGGAATACTACTGCTAACCAACTGTACATATGGGATGGTAGTGCTTGGGATGCAGCAGCATTTAATGTTACTGGTGGTGTAACAGCGTTTAATACTAGGACTGGTTCTGTAACTCTTAATGATACTGATGTATCTGATGCTTTAGCAGCAACCACTGGTGCTATTAAGATTCCTGTTGGTACACAAGCACAAAGACCTACACCTACTAAAGGTATGTTTAGGTTTAATGATGACACTGATAGCTTTGAAGGTTATGACGGTGCTGCTTGGGGTGCTATTGGTGGTGGAGGTGGTGCTACGCTGTTGTTAGTAACAGATCGTAGTGGTGCTACAATAAGTGTACCATTGATTAATGGTTTCTTAGCTATTACGAATAGAAGTGGCGGTACTGTTAACGTACCAGTTTCTTAATTAAGGAAGAACAATGGCAAACAAATATCCTTTAGTACTTGACGGTACTGCTATTGAAGAGTTGCAGTCAGGAGATGCAATAGCAGGATTGATTATTGGTACTGATGTTCAAGCATATGATGCTGGTTTACAATCTATTGCAGGATTAACCACAGCAGCAGATAAGATGATCTACACTACGGCGCTTGATACTTACGCTGTAACAGATCTCACCGCTGCTGGACGAGCGCTATTAGATGACGCAGACGCCGCAGCACAAAGAACTACATTAGGACTTGTGATTGGTACTAATGTCCAGGCGTATGACGCAGGTTTACAATCCATTGCTGGATTAACTACCGCTGCTGATAGAATGATTTACACAACGGCATCTGATACCTATGCTGTAACTACTTTGACTGCTGCTGGTAGGGCTATCCTTGATGATGCTGATGCTGCTGCACAGCGTACTACACTAGGTTTAGGTACTGTAGCAACACTAAATAGTATTAACCTAACAACCAATGTTACT